ATAGCCCCAGCCGATATGCACGGCTGAATCAAAGGCGGTGTCATAAGCGGTATCCGCATTACTGTTCACTTCAACGTGCCGACAGATACCCGCAATAATGTCAGCGATCTTCACATCCGCAATATCATTCACGGCATGGACTTTGATACGAGGGCGCTGTTGACGCTGTTGATTAGTGACTTGTTTGCAGAAGGCTTCAACACGATTGATGGTTAAACAAGGGCGGGATTGTAATTGACGGTTGTTCTGATCATCCGCGCTCCATTGCTCACCCAGTTTACTGAAGCGAAGGGCATTTAATCCTTCCTGGCGATTAATCGATTCAGCCTCAACACACAGGCGCAAGGCTTCAACCGCGTTGTCGATAATGGATTTATGATTATTGTTTTCAATATCAGGCATGATCATTTCCAAAACGATCAGGACGCTTTATTGTGATCGTTCTATCTATTTTTTCAGAAAAGCACAGATCATTTTCCAAGATAGTCAACGCTTCTCTAGTAATTCGAATACATTCTTTTTGATGCTCGGTAAGCGAAGGCGAAGGCGCTTTCAGCCTCAACTTAATCAATAAACGATGCCAGAATTTATGCATTATAGATTTCCATCAGGTAAATCGCTCATTCGATAGACCGGGAATTTAAAGCCTTCCATCAGATGAAGAGCGTTGACAACTTCTCTTGCCTGATAATCTTTTGCGCTATCATTAAATCGGATGCGAACCGTATCGGCTTTAATCGTATATTCAGGTATTCCATAACCCGCATCGAATAACTCTTGAATAGTCATTAGCTCATCCAACCCGCGGCCATATTCATATCCACCGCTTGGGGTTTGCGCAATTTAAGCGTGGCGAATCGTTTCATCATCATCGCATAGCGTGAAGCCGAGAGCAGATCGTCATTCAGCTTAACAATGATTCCATCCTTACGATGATAAAGTCTGAATTCTTCGAACCAGTCATTCAGATGATTAAACACTTTAAATCGACCAGTTTGCATACGCTCGAACATTTCCAGCACACCCGCTTCCAAGCCATTCGTCCCATCATCGAAGGTCGCACGTTCAGGCAACATATTTAATCCAGCGGATTTGTATTGATGGGCCAACTGCTCACCCGAACCTTTATCATGTTGCAAGCCATCGTGGGGCCAGGCCCATTTCAACCAGGGCCCCCAATTCTTTACCGCACTCGCAAATAGAATCGGCGTCTGCTCTCTGGCTCTATGAGTGGCGGTTATATACAAAACATCATTGTCTCTGTCCCACGCCATGCGAATACCGGCACTGGGGTGATCCCATCCAAAGTCCAACCCACACAGCTGGGGCCAATAATCGGGAATCTGAAACGGTTCGCACTTGATATATTCTTCTTCAATGGGGAATACCCGACCGGAGCCCAGAATGGGTATACCTTTAACCCTGGCTTCACGCTCATGGGCTGGATAACTAGCAATAATGGCTTCACGTTGCTCGTCCGTAAAATGACCGGCATCTGAGATAGTGGCTTGAATGACTATTCGGCCATTTGCCATTGTTTACCCGCTTTAATGCGCTGGATCTGAGCAGGGCCGGAGTTAGTCATACCCATTAATTGCTCGAGCGATTTAATTTCAATCATGGCCCAGCAGGAACCTTTTCATCACATCACTCATGCCCAGTAAAGGTGTACAGGTCATATAAACAATACCGCCTGTCTCATTGGTTCGAGTGAGCCCTTCAATATAGATATCCTGCCCGCATTCTTCATCCATCCAGATGACTTCTAAGGCGGCTCCCTGCCATTTCTCACGTCCTCGCTCATAAGATTTAAATCCTAGCGATGACCATCCGCCTGAACTATGTCTTATGGAAAAGGTGTCAATTGCTCCTGAAATACCACGGCCTGTTGAGAAGTCACCTAAACATTCTTTGGGGATCGTACCTGTACCCCATTCTGTCCTGCGCTCGGGAGGACCAAAGAGCTTGGCCTGCACTACATCGCGGGTAGATTCGCCAGTTACTCCGGCTGCCCAGGCCCTAATAGGCTTATCGAACGTCTTTCCCTCCCACCATTCCGGATATCGACCCGTTAGATGCATTGCCATTTCATAAGCGCCAGCTTCGGTCTTGCCACATCGGTTGCCCGCTAAGAACAAACGTTCCCTATATTCACCGCCCGCATTGTGAAACTCTTTCTGCTTCGGGTAAGGAATATAGTTTTTAAGCCTGTTCTGGCTCCCTCTCAGCAACAGCTCCTTCTGGAGTACCTTGAGCAGCAAGGATGGCTCTAACGGCAATGATAGCGCTGTTGAGCTGTTCGTCATTCAATTCGTCCAGCGAGTTCTTGACTTCAATTTCTTTGGGCAACATCCCAGCCAATACCCGAACATAACCGATGGGATCTTCTTCCCGAGCACGCTTAATCGCCTCTTCGCCTTTTTCCTGGAAGTCCTTGGCCAAGGCTTTAGTGAAGGCGGCATTCAATGCGTGGCGAGCGGCTAATGGCTTACCGCCTGGATTGCCAGACTCCCCAGGCTTGAACTGAGTGCCCTTTCCAAACTCAGCAATATTGGGATTCGTCATAACCTGTTTTTGAGGCTATAAGCCCGCTTAGATGAGTAGAATTAACATTTAATTGAGTACTGGCCGCTGAACAAGTGTTAGGTCTATACACATCACTCTCAATCACCGCCGCAATATCGTCCTCTCGCATGATTACCAGAGACTGGCCATTGATTTTGTGCTCTTCGCCTTTGTCGAGGCTGAAGCAGACTCTTTGACCGGGTTTGAGCGAGGTGGGATACCAGCGTTCTTGAACGGAACCGTCGGGTTTGATCTCTTTGACATTGGCTTTCCATCGACCAGGTCCGATACTTTGAATGATGCCATGGGCCATTTTCTCGTTGATGATGAGCTTTCCATCGTATTTGTCACGTTGAATGATAACGACATCATTGATGGCTTTGAGCATTACCGTCGAGGCTCCGAGCGAATGTGGGCGTAGATCACGGGATTGGTGGCACCTGTTAAGGTGAGGGTGATATTGGTGATGGCGGGGAAGTCATAGAAGTCATCCGCGCCGGCTGTGTAAGTAATCGCGGTTCCCGTACTATCCATCAGGGCTTTGGATTGACCGTTGTTGTCGATGAAGGTGAGGGCTAACGTTCCACCACCAAACGTTGCGCCGTTGTCAACATGAATCCAGGTAGGACCCAGGACAGTTGAGCTGAGGGTATCGTTCTTGGTGAAGTTCTTGAAAGACATGGCCTACCCCTTCAGAGAGCGTTTGAGCGAACGTTTCATGGATGTTCTTAGGGCTCGCTTGATGGAATGGGAAGAGGCTGCTGTACTATTGACCGTTATAGTAAACGGTTTGGCAAAAACATCAATCCCATCATTGGTTTGAATGCGTACGGAATAATTGCCTGCACCGAGAGCATTAGGATCGTTGGCTCTGAGGATCACGCCTGAAATGTTAAAGCTGGCATTGTTGGTACTACCCGTCCCGGCAACCAGACTATAGGTATAGGTTTGGCCAATGTCGGGGTCGACCGTGGAGAGTGAACCGACGGTGGCATTGAGGCCGCCTGAGATCAGGACCGTGGAATTGCTCAGAATAATATCGGTGGGGACGGTATTGGCCGTGGTAACCGTATAGGTATCGGTAATTCCACTGAGTGCCAGAGTCCCACTGACGGCTAAATTGCCGGTAGCAGCTGAAGTAAGCTGTAAAGCAAACGTATCCCCCACCACGAAGGTTCCAGGGCTGGCACTGAACGCTCCGCCGTTCTTGCTGACGGTGGCACTGCCTGTAACGAAGTAATCACCCGTAACGTTTATACCGGAAGTAGTAATGGTGTTAGAGGTGTAAACAGTGCCTACCGTGGCGCTGGTGATATCGGTGAAAGTGAAGCCATTCGGCACCATAACCGCGGTAGGGTTGAGAGCAAACTTGGTATTGAGCTGTCTGAAGCGATCGAATCCCAGGTTGCCTGGAGTGGGGTCCATGATTGACCCTTCACCGAACTCCGTGGCGTTCTCAATGAGGAACGTTTTCTGAGTCATGGTGGTATTGGCGTCACTCAGTGTTTTG